GGCCTGTACCTCTCTGCTGGTATGACGTGGCCAGTAGGTGTAGAGAAATGGCGTTCGGAACAAATCTAAATCTATTAAGCGTAAGGAAGCAGCATTAGTTAGAGCTCTAGCTGCTACCATGAACGAAACAAAAGCTCCTGTTGCTTCCCAATCTCGTAAGAAGAAGCCGGTTGTGGTCGGTTCTGGTAAGTACAACTTACTGAAATCATCTGGTAACTTCACTAGAGCTTTGGGAAAAATAGCCCTTGGTGCAATCCAATCCAAAATGGCGGGGTCCGGTCTTTATACCGGCAACTCTGCATCTGGATCGGGGGCGTATGAGGAAGCGGTGCCACCTACTTCTGAACAAACGATTGCCAATCAGCTTTTTGCTGACTCGTCACGTCGGCCTGATAAAGCTTCCCCAATTTCCGGTGAATTTGGTGGTTTGACTTACAGGTTTCGTGAGTATGTTGGCGAGGTATTTGGACCTGGTGTGGCGGGTGGTGCTGCTGTATCAGGTCAAGTGAGCACGTACGACCTCAACCCCGGATTATGGGGAACTTTTGACAAGTTGGCACAATTGGCTGCTGGTTTCCAGGAGTATGAGTTCGAGCAATTAATATTTACTTATGAGTCTGGTCTCACGGCATTCACCACAACCGGTGCTGTAGTAGACATTGTTATGGCTTGTGAGTATAATGTTAATGTTACTCCTCCGGCGGAGAAACGTGCTTTGGAGGACCTTGATGGTTCGATATCCCGAAACCTTATGGTTCAGAGGATTCGTATGGGGATCGAATGTGATCCTGCTCAGTTAGCGGGGTCTAGATCAAGGTGGGTGAGGTGGGGTCCAGTTGATCCTGGGGTTTCCAGACAGCTATTTGATGCTGGACGGTTATTCGTGGGTGTGTTTGGCTCCCCTGCTTCGTTGAATGGGTTGAAGGTGGGGACATTGTATGCTGAGGGTGTGGTGAAACTTCGCAAAGGGAGGTTGACCATCTACCGAGGTTTGGTGTTCCCGTCTGAGCAATTTTACACTTCATCAGCTCTGACCACTTTGACTGCTGCTTTGTGGTTTGGAGCTGCAGGTAATGTTAGCTATTTGAGTGCCCAACAAAATAATATTGGGTGTTCTTTAGTTA